TAGTGAGACAGGTGAACGGTACTTACCTAGCAAGGCTATTGCTGCTCTTAGTGATGCTGAATATGCAGCTACAACCAGAGCTAAACGAAAGGGTAAGGCAAAGGGTAAACAGTTTGTGGCTCAACCGAAAAAGATTGCTAGGAAAGTAAAACAATATAGGAGTTAATTATGGGCTGGATAATAGCAAATACTAATGAAGCTTATGATGGGGAAACCCATGAACTTGCTGGTAGAACATTTACTGGCAAAACAAGAACCTCTGAGTCTCGAAGATTAGAGTGGGTAGATCTTATTGTTAAGCCCAAAGCAGCACCAAAAAAGAAACGTGCTAGAAATAAAAATGGTACTTTAAAAGCAGACGATCCTTCTACGCCAGATGTTAATGAGGCTTATGAACAGTGAGCTTTGTAAATACTTTGAAGACAGAAGAACTTACTATGCTTCGAAGGATTGTTAAGAAGGTACACTTCCAACACTTTGATCGCAAACATGGTAAGTCTTTTGTTACCAATAAGATGGTAGACAATGTTATAGAAAACATTGGTCCAGAGGTCGTTGAGAAGATGATTAAGTCTGGAGTTGACAAGGGGCTGCGCTAGTGGTCGATTTTAAATACAAGCCAGATGGTGATACTCTCAAAGGGTTTATGAAAGATAATACTTTCTTTCGTGGCATTCGAGGTCCAGTAGGATCTGGCAAATCAGTGGGGTGTTGCGTTGAAGTATTTCGTAGAGCTTTGGAACAAGAGAAAGCCCCAGACGGAAAACGAAAATCACGATGGGCTATTATACGAAACACAAACCCACAGCTACGAACTACAACTATTAAAACATGGCTTGACTGGTTCCCAGAAAATGACTGGGGAAAGTTTACTTGGTCAGTCCCATACACCCATCACATCAAAAAAGGTGAGATAGAACTTGAGGTTCTATTCTTAGCATTAGATAGACCAGAAGATGTAAAGAAGCTGCTATCATTAGAGCTAACAGGTATATGGATTAATGAGGCACGAGAAATTCCCAAGTCTATTATTGATGCTTGCACCATGCGTGTTGGTCGTTATCCTTCTATGCGTGATGGTGGTCCTAGTTGGACAGGTGTTATAGCAGATACGAATGCGCCAGAAGAAGATCACTGGTGGCCTATTATGTCTGGCGAAGTTCCGATACCTGACCATATTCCAAGAGAACAGGCTAAGATGTTAGTAAAACCTGACAACTGGCAGTTCTTTACTCAACCTTCTGCAATGCTCGAAGAGCGTGATGAAGATGGTGAAGTGGTAGATTATAAGCCCAATAGCAGTGCTGAAAATAAAAAACACATGCTTGCCAACTACTATGACAATTTAATAAGAGGTAAAACAAAAAGCTGGATTGATGTCTATGTTATGAATAGGCTTGGCACTATCCAAGACGGAAAGCCGATATACCCAATGTTCGCTGCAGAAGTACACATAGCCAAAGAAGAAATAGCGGTAGCCGCTGGCGCACCACTATACGTTGGCTTGGACTTTGGGTTGACTCCAGCTGCCACTCTTGGACAAAAGATCAGGGGTCGCTGGCTCGTCCAGTCGGAGATAGTGGCCTTTGATATGGGGATTGTTAGGTTTGCTGAAGTATTGCGTGAAGAAATTTCCTCCCGATTTTCTCAAGCATCTGAGGTGTATATATACGGCGATCCCGCTGGGGATTTTAGAGCGCAGACGGATGAAAGTACCCCTTTCCATATCTTGCGCGGTGCTGGTTTGAGGGCATTCCCAGCCCCTTCGAACTCTGTAGACCTTCGGTTGGAAGCTGTCTCTTCCCAGCTAACTAAGATGGTTGAGGGCAAACCAGCATTTTTAATTGATCGAAGATGTCAACAACTCATCAAAGGATTTGAGGGTGGATACCAATATAAACGTATGGAGGTATCTGGTGAGCGTTATGCAGATAAGCCTGATAAAAATATGTACTCTCATATTCACGATGCTCTACAATATATGATGTTAGGTGCTGGTGAAGGTAGGGCTTTACTCAATAGCCAAAAACCATCTACACCTGTGATTGCTGGTCGTAACTTTGATGTATTTAATAAAAAACCTGTCAAACAAAAAAGACAGGGTCTTTGGGCAAGAATGTAATTGTGCGTTGCCAAAACTCTTTTTCTCTGCTTTGAGGGAAATGTAAAGGAGATTTACTATGTGCGGTAGAAAGAAAAGAGATCCTCGAATAGATGAGGAACAAAAAAAAGCAAGAGAAACAGCAGAAGCTGCAAAAGAACAAGCTTTAGCAAAACAAGAAGCTCAACGTCAAAAACAATTAGAAGCTGAAAGAGAAGCAGCTGCTACTGCTGCTGCAACTGCAGAAGCTGATGCTGCAAAAGCAGCAAGACAAGCAGAACTTGATATGCAAGCTGGAGAGTTAAATAATACTGGAACCTCTAAACAAACAGGAAGAACTGGTGGTTTGTTTGCTAGTAAAGCAGCAAGACGAAGAAGTAGATCAGCAAGATCTGGCAGAAGAGGAAGACGTAGTTTATTAACATCATCAGGTGGTGGCGTAGGTTATTTTAGTAGGTTTCTCTAATGATTACAGATCCAGTAGCAAAAGAATATCTTAAACGGTATGAACGAGCAAAAGCAAAGCGTACAAACTTTGTTGATGTTTTCGAAGAGTGTTATGAATATGCGCTGCCGCAGCGTGAATCATTTTACTATGAAGTATCTGGTCAAAGAAGAGATGATAAGATCTTTGATGAGACTGCCGTTGTAGGTGTTCAAGAATTTGCTTCGAGGCTACAGTCTGGTCTTGTGCCAAACTTTGCTCGATGGGCAGACCTTACTGCTGGATCTGAAACGCCTAAAGAACAGCGCGATGTTGTTAATAATGAGCTAGAAGAAGTAACTGAGTATGTATTTGAAATACTTCAGAACTCAAACTTTGCACAGGAAGTGCATGAGTCCTTTATGGACTTAGCAGTTGGTACTGGTGTCTTAGTATGCGAAGAAGGCGATGCTATCAATCCTATACGTTTTTCCGCAATACCATTACCTCATGTCATACTAGACACTGGGCCTGATGATAGAATCGATCATGTTTTTCGAGAAAGAAAACAAATACGATTTGATCAACTTCCAATGCTATACCCAAAAGGAAATTTTAATACTGAACTGCAAAGCTTGATTGCTAATAAATCTGATCAAACAACAACAGTATTAGAAATAGTTTGTAAGAATTATACGAAAATAAATGAAGAAGCTTTCTTTCATTTTGCAATATGTATGACAACAAAGTCTTTGTTAATGCAAAGAGAGATGTCTGGCGTAGGATCTAATCCTTTTATTTGCTTTCGATGGTCTAAATGTGCTGGTGAAGTATATGGTAGAGGTCCACTATTCAATGCACTAAGCGCAATCAAAACAACTAACCTTACAGTTGAGATGATACTTGAGAATGCACAGATGGCAATCTCTGGCATTTATCAAATGGAAGATGATGGGGTAATAAACCCTGATACAATTAATCTCGTTCCGGGGACTATCATTCCTAAAGCTATGGGATCTGCTGGATTACAACCTATACAAGCTGCTGGTAGCTTTGACGTTGCTCAACTTGTTCTTGGTGATATGCGTAACAATATTAAACGTGCTTTATACAATGATATGCTTGGAGATCCTAATCGAACACCAGCATCTGCAACAGAGATTGCAGAACGTATGGCAGATCTATCAAGACGTATTGGTTCTGCGTTTGGTAGATTGCAAGTAGAGTTAGTGCAGCCAGTACTTCAACGTGTTGTTCATATATTAAAGAAGCAAGGAAGACTTGAGGTTCCTACAATTAATGGCAGGGAAGTTAAAATTAGATCTGTGTCACCATTAGCGCAAGCGCAAGCCAATCAGGATATTACTGCGGTGTCACGTTTTCTTGAGTTAGCTAATGGAGCATTTGGTCCAGAGGCTATTAATGTATTAATTAACACGGAAGAAACCGCAGCATATCTAGCTAAGAAGTTTGGAATACCAGATAATTTAGTACGAGATGAGCAAGAAAGAGAACAAATTCTTGCATTAATGCAGCAAATGCAGCAAGGTCAGGCGCAAGCACCACAACCTATGGAGTAATGCTTGACTAAAAAAATCAATGTGGGTGTTGATGGGATACAGCGTCCACAAGAAAAAGATCAACAGATCAGCGAGAATATAGCCTCATTGTTTGGCTCTGCGACAGGACAAGCAGTCTTGCAGTATCTAAGATCAATTACTATTGAAATGGTAAATGGCCCAAATGTAACTACGGAGGAACTGCGTCATATGGAAGGTCAACGATATTTAGTTGGTTTGATCGAAGCTCGTATGGCTCATGCACATAAGGTAAAAAACAATGGAAGAAAATCAAGTAAGTGAAAATACAGAAGAAACTGCTGAAGAAGTAAAGACTGTTGATAGTGTTACTTCGGAAGCAACTGATAGACCAGAATGGCTACCAGAAAAATTTAGTGACCCAGCTGATCTAGGCAAAGCATACAAGGCTTTAGAGTCAAAGCTAGGTGAGAAAGAAGATGATGTTCGATCTAGACTAATGGAAGAACTTAATGAACAGGCATCTGAAGGTGTACCAGCATCTTCTGGTGAATATGAACTACCTGACTTTATTGATGAAGAGGAAGCTCTTGAAAGTGATATGCTCAAGAACTGGGCAGAACATTGTCACTCCAATGGATATACCCATGAAGAATTTCAAAAAGGTATAGAAATGTATATGAATGGCATGGGTGAAGAGCCTGATATGGATGCAGAGGCTGCACGATTAGGTGACAGCTCTGAAGCTAGAATAGAAGCTGCATCTCTCTTTGCTAATAAGTTTTTTCCAGAAGATGCTTTGCCAGCAATAGAACGTATGTGCGAAAGTGCTGATGGTATTATTGCTCTTGAAGCTATTATGGATGCAATCAAAGACCCAGCTGTAACAGATCAAACAAGCATTGCTTCTAATTTTAATGAAGTAGAGTTGCAAGAAATGATGAAGGATGAGCGTTATTGGTCGCCAGCAAAGCGCGATATGCACTTTGTTAAACAGGTAGATGAAGGTTTTAAGAAACTTTATGGATGAGGTAAAGATATTGCAAAGTAGGTCGTATTATATGACCCCCTTTTACGAACATCATATTCGTGAAATATATTCTATACTTCATCCAGAAACAGAAAGAGAGTTGTCAAACCTTGGTTATTCTACTGTTCTCGAAGCTTTGCAAGATCTGCAAAAAGATTCTGAAGTCTATATTGTAAGAGATAAAAACTGGAATATTATGATGGCAAGTGGTGTGTTCTTTTCTGAAGATCCACCACAACTCTTTGCTTTATTTACAAATCATGTCACAAAAAACTTTAAAGGATTGGCACGAGGATCTAAGTTATTAATATCATTTTTAGATCAGTCATATGAAGATTTATCTATGCAAATAGCAGAGGAATATGAGTCAATGTTGAACTGGGCAGTGTGGTTAGGCTTTCATCCTGTCGGGTTTAGTGATTGGAAAAATGTGCGATATGTTGATTTTGTGCGTTGCAATCCGAGTAAAAATTGTGTTTCAGATAAATTATCAAGGCCTGTGATACACTGAGAAGCCCATTTGGATACCTTCGTTGAGGATGTAGAGCAGATACCCAAGATGCCCGTAACTTAATTTAGGAGAAAGAAAATTGGCTAATACTATAGACCAAGCCTTTATTAAACAGTTTGAGACCGATGTGCATCTTGCATACCAGCGCATGGGTTCTAAACTGCGTAATACCATTCGTACTACGAATGTGTCAGGCAATGTTGCTCGATTCCAGAAGATAGGTACTGGATCAGCCTCAACAAAATCACGCAACGGTAATGTCACACCAATGGAACTTGCACATACTAATGTGGAAGTAACAATGGCTGACTTTTATGCTGCTGAGTACATCGACAAACTTGACGAGTTGAAAACTAATATCAACGAGCGTCAAGCTGTTGCCGAGAGTGCTGCTGCTGCGTTGGGTCGTAAAACTGACGAGATTATCACAACAGCTATGGATGCTGGTGCTAACTCAACTCAGTTGCATGACACTTCATCTGCCGTTGAAAAAGCAGACCTATTGTCTACCTTTGAAACATTTGGTTCAGCTGACATTCCAGAAGACGGGCAGCGTTATATTGCTATGTCCCCAGCTGGTTTTGCAGATCTGTTCAACATTAATGAGTTTGCTTCTAGCGACTTTGTTGGACCACAGAACCTTCCGTTTGCTGGTGGCATGACAATGAAAGAGTTCTTGGGCTTCAAGATTTTTTCAACGTCTGCTGTCGCTGGTGGCAAAAACTTTTGCTATCACATGAGAGCAGTAGGTATTGGTGTGAACTCTGATGTTCAGACTGAAGTAAACTATGTAGCAGAAAAAGTATCGCACCTAGCGACATCAATGATGTCAATGGGTTCTGTTGTCATTGATGACAACGGTGTATACGAACTGCTAGATAATAACTAGGAGGGTTAGAAAATGGCTTATAGCGCAAGTGGACTAACTCGTCTCGCTGGTGGTTCTGGTGTTTCATTATGGCACTATACCACAACAGATGCGGCAGCAACTGTAGACGCGGCAAATTATTTTAATGATTCAGCTGGGATGTTTTCAGTAAATGACATTATCTTAGCTGTAACAGCATCAGGTGGTACACCTGTTATTAAAATACTTTATGTCAATGCGGCTTCAGCTACTGCGGTAGATGTTACTGACGGTACTACTGTCAGCGCGACAGACTCAAGATAATAGGCTGGGGCTTCGGCCCCACCCTTTTTTGAAGGATTTAGTATGGCAGTTTCAAGCACACCAGCACAATCAGCGGTAGATGTATGTAGCCGCGCTCTCATTCTTGTGGGCGCTGAACCTATTACATCATTTGATGATGGTAATAATGAAGCATTAATTGCTTCAAACATGTATGAAGATGTTGCTAGAGCATCATTGTTAAATACACGCTGGCGATTTTCAACCAATCAATCAATTTTAAATAGGCTATCAGATGCACCGACAGGTAGATTTGATGCAGCTTATCAGCTGCCTAGCGGTTGGTTAATGACACATGTTGTAACTGTTAATGACACACCTATCGAATATCAAACATATGGTGATAAATTATTTTGTAATGAGGCAGCTAGTTCAGAACTGGTATTAGATTTTACTTATAGAGCAAATGAACAAGGCTGGCCTTCATACTTTACTATTGCTGTTGAATATGAACTGGCATCTGTGTTTGCAGTAAGCCTTGCGAGAGATCAGGCTCTTGCACAGTTAATGACGCAACAAGCAGCGACATCGATGATGAGAGCAAGAAACTTAGATGCTCAACAACAAACAACAAGGAAGCTTTCAACAAGTCGGTTTATTACTAATAGGCGAACATAATGCAGAAAGTACGAGTACCATTAACAAACTTTGCATTTGGTGAAGTAAGCCCTTCCTTATATTCAAGAACAGATTCTCCTGTTTATAATCAATCTGCACAAAGAGTTAAAAACTTTTTTATTAGATCTGAAGGTGGAGTTGTTAAAAGATCTGGTCTTCAAAAAATATATCAATTTGACACAACTATAGATGAAACAAAAGTGCAACAATGTAGATTGTTACCTTTTATATTCTCTGATGATGAAAGATACATTATTTCTTTAGAAGAAGCTAAAGTAAGAGTCTTTCAAATAAATCCAGTAAGTGGTGCTGTATCTCTAATACAAACAATAACATCAGATATTAATAGTGTCGCATTAAAATTTGATGATGAGTTTTTGCATGAATATACATATGCACAAGCTGGCGATGTTATGTTTATTGCACATCAAACATTTGCTCCTCAACAAATTGTAAGAACAAGTCTTACTACGTTTCAAATAGAAGGATTTCAGTTCGATCAGAAGTCTGACAACAAACAAGTTTATCAACCATACTTTTCTTTTCAAGGTGCTGGAGTAACTTTAGATCCATCAGCATCAAGTGGATCTGGTGTTACTTTAACAACAAGTGCAGCTTATTGGGATACAACATCTCCTTCTAAGCATATTGGCACAACTGTTAGATACAATGGTCAAGAGATAGAGATTACTGGTGTCACAAGCTCAACTGTTGCAACAGGTGACATACTTGACTCTCTTAAAGTAAAACTAAGTCCAGATTCTTTAAGAACAAATAATGGATCAAATATAGTAGAAGTTACTTTAGTAAATCACGGTATGTCTGTGGGCAACTCAATAACCTTTTCAAATTGTGATACTGTTGGTGGTATAAGTATTAGCAATTTAAATGGCTCAAGAACTGTTGCTGGTATTATTAGTGATGATGTATTTACTTTTACTGCTGGTGGTTCATCTAATGATTCTGCTTTGGGTGGTGGTACTCCAAGTGTAACTACTCACGCACCAACAACTAGTTGGGAAGAACAGTCATATTCTGCTCTTCGAGGTTTTCCAGCTGCTGTTACATTTCATGAAAACAGATTAGTGTTTGCTGGAACTCTTGGGCAACCAGATAGTATTTGGTTTAGTAAGATAGCATCATATTATAACTTTGATGTTGGTGAAGCTAAAGACAATGAGTCAATACAACTAACTGCTGCTATTGGTGAAATACAACAGATACGACATATTGTTTCAAACAGGGATCTACAGATCTTTGCAGCTTCTGCTGAAATGTTTGTGCCAGCATTTCAGAATCAGCCTATCACTCCAACCAATGCACAGGTAAGAAGACAAACTCCTTTTGGTTCTGGATTTACACGACCTCAAATTTTAGATGGTGCAACTCTCTTTGTTCAGAAGGGTGGGCAGATTGTTCGAGAATATTTGTTTAGTGATAGTGAAGCTGCATATGTAGCTAATCCAATTTCTACTATTTCTTCGCATCTTATAAAATCACCAATAGAAATGAATACTCTTTATGGTGCTTTATCTAGATCAGAAAGCTATGTTTTCATTGTAAATAATGATGGAACAATGTCTGTATTTAATTCTAATAGAGCGGAGCAACGTGCTGGTTGGGTAGAGTTCGTAACAAACGGTAAGTTTCATTCTACAGTTACAATCGATGATCGTGTCTTTGCAAATGTAGAATATGATCTTGGAGATGGCACAAAAAAAATAGTTCTTTGTGAGTTTGACTCTACATTTAATTTAGATATGGCAAAAACATATAGTGGATCTAGTGGTGTGTTTGATGTGTCAGCAGATTTTAATAATGGTGCTGTATTAAGAGTAGTTAATGGTAATAACTATATTGGAGAGTTTACTGTTAGTGGTGGCAATATAAATGTATCTTCTGTTGATGCTTCACTATCATCAGCTGAAATAGGATTTAACTTTGATGTTGAGCTAACAACAAATCCAATAGATGCACAGGTAAACAATGGACCAATAACTGGTATTCCAAGAGGGCTTGGCACAGTATATCTAGACTTGAATAACACATTAGCTGTAAAGGTAAATGAAACAGCAATGATAATAAGAAATGTTACAGATGATTTGTCACAACAACTAGCTCCATTTACTGGCAAAAAAGAGTTTAGATTACTTGGTTATAATGCAGATCCTCAAATAACAATAACACAAAATGCACCATTAGATTTACAGATTAATGGTTTAGTAGCGGAGTTAATATTCTAATGTCGTTTTTTCAAGCTATAGGTTTAGGGATGAAGCTGATTGGCGGTATGCAAGCTGCCAAAGCGCAAGAGCAAGCATCAAGAGATAATGCTGAAGCAATGGTTACAGATCGTATTCGAGGTGAAGCTCAAGCAGCACAACAACAAGTTGCACGTTATCAACAATACTTTGATGACATAGCAACTAATGAAGCAATGCTTTTGAAAAATAGAGATTTTGATCAGAGTGTTCGAGCTTTTTTTGATGAGCAAAAAAGTGTTACTTTTGATGACTTAACTGTTATGGCAAGCCAAGCAAGAATGGAATCAAGAAAACAAACAGTTGCATCATTACTAGAAATAGAGCGTGGTAAAAATGAAGCAGCTGCAACACGAATTAGAACTTTTTCAAGCTTTGCATCTGGCTTGCATGATATGACAAGTACAAAATTTTAGAGGTTTATTATGGCAGTCATTCGTAGAACAGTAAGTGTAACAAATAAACGAATTGGCGTTAATAACTTTGACACTGGTGCTGATCAAGTTGGGTTAGCTATTGCTGATGCTGGTGAAGCTATAAGAGATCGAGCATTTAGAATAGATGCTCAAAAAGCAGAAGAGGCTGGTTCTGATGCTGCATTATCTGTAGATGCTGAAAAATTTTTACAGTTTGATTCTCAAGGAAAACCATTAGCCATAGAAGCCCCAGAAGGTTTTGGTCGGATTGCTAGAGATTCTTTTAAAAAGGTAGCTGAAAGAAGATTTGTAGAAACTGTTGATAAAGATATTCGACTTAAAATGGAGGAGCTATCAATAAGATATGATAGAGATCCTCTTGGTTTTGATAAAGCTGCTGAGTCTTATCTTGCTGGACTATTGACTGTTGATAAAGATAACAAATTTCAACAACAAATTTTAGATATTGGTGCTGAAGTTAAAGAACGTGCCAAAGTAAATATAATGAGATCAGAGCGCAATCGTGCAAGAACAAATGCTGCTCAACATATAACTTCAGAAACTTTAGAAAGTACAAATCTTGCTATTGAAAAAGCGAGAATAGGAGATATTGCTCAAGCAAAAGAAATAGCTGAAGAGCGAAGAGTTGCTACTAAAGAAGGAGAAGGTGCTGGTTTTAAAATAGGATCATCTGATATTGTTTTAGATAATATAAATGGTTCTATAGCTGGGGCATATTTATCAACACAGTTTCAGACACTTTCACGTCAGGATAGAATAGCAATCATTCGAGCAGCTGGAGTTGGTGGCACTAACGTAGTTTTATCAAAAGAAGCTCAAGATGTTTATAGTCAGGTTTCTGATTTAATAACGCCAAGTAATCAAGCTAGTGTTGTTGCTGATTTAAAGTCAAATAATTCTTCTATTATTTCTGATGAAGATTTTGCTCTTCGATCAAACAAAATTGCAGCAAATGAGAAGCTTAATAATTTATTACAAGGTTATGATGATATAAATTTTGCATTAGAAAGTTCTTATATATCAGAAGCTAATAAAGCTATGAATACACCAAAAGATTTTGATGTTATTTTTGGTGGAACATATACTCAACTTGAAGCTCGAATAGATGAAATAAAAGACTTAACATCTATGGTTGATGATGATGGCAAACCATTAAATTCTCAAACATCAGCAAGCATGCAAGAAGAAGCTAAAAGAAGCTTTATGACACCTTGGCTTTTAAATGCAGCTGCTCAAGGAGAGCAAGATCAATTAAAAAACTATATTCTAACTGGCTCTCATGATGGTTCATTAAATAGCTATCAAGTAAATACAGTAGATAAATTAAAAGAGTTTGGATTATTACTACCAACAGATGTTAATGATAGTGCTGTAAAAGCATTGCTAAATACAGATCTTGGTAAACTTGCTGATCAACAAAAAGAACAACAATTAAAAGTAGATTTAAGTAATGAAGCTTATGAGCTATCAGCACAGCTTGCTGGTGGATTTGACAAAGCAAGAAATGGTGAATCTTTTGAAGAAATATTTTCAGACAAAGTTTCTAAATCTGGGCTTGATCCAGTTACACAAGATGCTCTTGGGAAGATTGTACAGTTTGGAGCATTGCGTGGTGAAATAAATGGCATTGCTTCTGGATTATTGTCTTCTCAAATAGAAGATGTAATTAGTTATATAGATTCTGATGGTCAAACAGATATTGATGAAGGTGTCACTAAAAATCTTGGTGATAAAATTTTATCTGAAAAGAATGAAGAAGCTATTGATGCTGGAGCAAAACATCTTGAAGATCTTAGAGGGAATGCTGTTCGAAGAGAGGCTGATGCTGCTGCTAACAGAAAATTTTTAGATGATATGCAAACAATACTTGAAGGTAAAGCTGATCCAAATACAGCTAATTCAAGAAAAACAGTAGATGAGTTTAATACTAGAAACGGTATTGATATTTATAATCCTGCAACTTGGCAAAATAACCCAGAAGCTATTCATGTTATGGCTAAAGTGCCTCCACAAAAATTGGTTGATGCTTTAAATATTATGGTTCAAAGAGGTACAACTCCAAATCCTGATGCTATAATATCATTATATAGAACTCTTACTTCTTACACAGGCTATGGATCTCCAAAAGATGTTTTTGGAGATGCTCTTGGTGGTTACACAGCAACTAAACAAAAAAAAGTTATGCTTGATGAAATGATTGAGGGTATAGATGCTGGATTATACAAAACAACACAAGAAGCTATAGATGCTATGATTAGTCGAAAAACAGAAGTTACTCAAAATACTATTGAAAATACTTTAGGTGCTTCTGCAAGTGATCAAAAAACAATAATGAATGACATTTTAAATGCTGCTGTAGGTAAAAATAATATAGATAATCATATTAGTGATAATTTTAAAAATCTTGCAATACAACTTGCTGGTCTTGGTTATAATCAAGAAGGTATTATAAGTAAATTAACTGATATATTTGAAGATGAATATGGTGATGCTGGTGTTGTTGTAGATTTTGATAGGCCAGTTGAAACTCGTAAAAAAACAAGAATGTCACTAGATAAACTTACTCGTAATGGAGAAGAGGTAAGTGATATTCATGCTGTTTTAAATCAACAACTTAAAAGTTTAGATGCTGTATTATTTGATCCTAATGAAAGTTTTCCAATAGGTTTTACAACAAGAACAAAAGGTTTTCTTGAAGGACAGTTTGAATGGTTTGAAGACCCAAGATTTGAAGGTAAATCTATGGTGGTTCTTTCTCCAGCACCAGATGCAACAAAAGCCAATCCAAAATTTTTAACTTATCAAGTTAGCAGAAGGGATGGGATTCTTATTCTTGATCCATTTATTATTGAGAAAGATGGTAAAGCATTATGGCCTTCATTTGATATAAATTCTGAAATGGCAGAGGCTAGAGGTTTTAAAGAACAAAATGATCAAGCTATGAAAAGATCAGAGTTAGAAGCACAAGCAAGAGCAGCAGCTGCCAAAGATGAAGCTGATAGAATTAGAATGCAAAATGCTGATCCTGCTATTGCTGAAACATATTCTGGATTTGGCACAACACCACAAGGCCCATCATTTTAATGGATAATGCTTTTGATTATATTCAAGGACAGATGGATACACGATTTCGTGCTACTCCAGATGACAATCGACCATCATTTGGTGAAGTTGTTTCTGCATCAGTAGGTCGAGCATACGATCCTCTTTTTGAATATGTTAAGTTTCAATCAAATAGATCTACAAGTTTTAGAGAAGAGGGCTTTGATCCCTTTCCTCAAATACCAGATCATTTAAATGATTATTCATCTTCTTTGCTTGGCGCACATACTCAAGAAGAGTTTGATGAATTGGTAAGAATATCTGAAGAATCATTAGATCGAAGAAGAGTTCTTAGTCAGGCATCTTTTGGTCAACAGCTTGGTGCTTCTTTATTTGATCCTATTAATCTTATTGCTATTCCTCTAACTGGCGGTGCTAGTGTCGGTATGCAAGCACTTCGAACTGGTGCATCAGTTGGTGCAATTACAGCTGCACAAGAGGGTTTAATATATGCCACAGACCCAACAGCCACTGGTGCAGAATTTGCATTAAATGTTGGTGCTGGATTTGCTGTTGGTTCTGCGTTTGGAACACTTGGTGGTATTCTTAGTAGAGGATCTGCACCAGCTGTTATTAGAAATACAACTAATGATATTGAGCAAGCTCAAGAAGCTTTTGCACCAAAAGAAGGTGGTGCTTCATTAGCAGAAACTGTGTTTACAAAATCATGGTTATATCGAGCAGCAACAACAATAGGTAAACGTATATTCCAAGATGACAGCTTAGATGATGAAACTAAAAGATTAGCTTATGGTATCTTTGGTGACAATGGTATGAGAATGGTGGCACATCAAAACGATCAAGTGCTTGGCACTTCTGTATTTGTTGAACAGGCACAATATAAAGCAGAGCTTAATACTTTATATAATAATCTCTTAAAAGTTCAGGCAAAGTCTTCTGACACTGGTAATATGGATTTTTATGGTTATCCATTAAAACCAAGAGATTTTAATGATTTTGTTAATGAGGCTAGTCGTAAAAGAATAAAAGGTGAAGAACCAACAAATCAATTTGAGCAACAAGCTATAAATAATATGGATGAGTTTTTTAATCGTTGGGAAAAAAGATTAAAAGAAGTTGGCCTTATTGGAACACTACCACATTATGAAAGACGTTTAGATTTTCTTAAAATAAAAATGGATGAAAATCTTGATACTTTAAATAAAATAAAAGGTAAGAGTGCAAAAGCGCAAGCTTTCAAAGATCGTGTATCTAATCGTATTGATGATTACTCTGGGCAAATCAAAGAAGTAGAAGAAACTATAGAAAGACTAAAAGCAGAAAAAGTAATGCCATCTAATGAGGTTAAGTTTACACCTCGATACTGGAACACAGCCGCTATTGAGAAAAACCGTGAAGGTTTAAAACAGATATTAGTTCAGTGGTTTAAAGAAAACCCAGATGGTATTATGTGGACACCAGAAAATCCATTGTCTCGAAAAACATTTAAAACAAGTTTATCTGCTAGAGAAAAACGTGCTGATGATGTTATTAATAAAATACTAGATGATCCTGACACAACGTCATTTGAGAATGCTTTCTTTGGTTATGGCAAGTCTAAACACTTTATGCACAGAACATTAGATATACCAAACAATCTGGTCGTTGATTTTATTGTTACAAATCCTGTTGAATTAATGGCAGCTTATAACGCTAGAGTTGCTCCAAGATATTCTTTTCGTAAAAAGTTTGGTGGTGATTTTGAAGAAGTAATTGATACAGCTGAAAATAGAATGATGCTTAAAGGTAAAAGCATGAAAGACATTGATCGAACAATGCGAGATATTCGTGTTGGATATGATCGGGTTATGGGTGCAGCACTAAGAACTCCATATTCTAGAGGTCAACGCTTTGCACAGGCGGTAAAAGATGTAGCTACACTTAATTATATGGGCAGTAGTGGTATTACCTCAATGACTGAGGTTGGTAGAATTATGGCAGAGCATGGTGTTTTTAAAACTATGAAAGCTCTTGGTGGTTTAATAAGTGATGAAAAGGTAAGAGTATCTTCTAGAGAAGCAGCAAAAGCTGGTGAAGCATTAGAAGGTAGGTTATTTAGTGCATCTACTCGATTAAGTGATGATGCTATTGGCAATCCATTAACACACAATATGTGGAGTAAAGGTAAAGATGTTTTCTATATGCTTAACTTACTTACTCCTGTTACTAGAGAGTTAAAACGTCTTGATGGCGTTCTTAGACAAGATCACTTATTAAATCTTGCAATAAAAGAAACAAAAACTCCTAACAAAATAACAAAAGCAGAAAAAGAATATCTTCGAAGATATAATATTAGTGTTGAAGATTCTAAAAAATTAACAGAAATGCCAATAGAACGTGGTGAGTCTGGTTTAATTTATGCAAATACAGATGAGTGGTCTGATGAAGCACTAAAAACTACATTCCAAAGATCTATGTCATCAGGTATTTTAAATACTATTATGCAAGCAACACCATCTGATCGCCCAATAATGGCTGATGGTATTGCTTTGATACCAACTCGAATTGGTAAACGTTTTGGTTTAGATGAAGATCCTAAATACAAAGGCTACTCTCGTATCGAAAGCGGATTGCTTTCTTTGCCATTTCAGTTTTACTCATTTACGCTTGCAGCTTTAAACAAAACAACAGCTGCTTACGGTACAGGCCAAATGAAGTCTCAAGTTTGGGGTACTCTTTGGATGATGGGGCTAGGATATATGGTTCTTGAATACAAAACACCTGACTGGCTAGAGATGAGTATACAAGATAAACTACTTCGATCGTTTGATTATTCTGGTGCTGCTGCTTTATATTCAGATCTTTATTATACAAGCATGGCAACCTCACTAGCCTTGAGTGGCAAGAATTATGCTGGTTTAGGTGTGTTTGAACCTAAATTTCCACAAGAACAAAGTGGTGTAGATGCTTCTTTAGCTTTTGCTGGTGCTGGCCCAGCGATTGTAAGTGATTATGCTAGAGCCATGAATGACATGGTGTATGGTGATTTTGGTGAAGGTGCTAAAGATTTTATTAGGCGTATGCCATTTATGCAACTTTGGTTTATGAAGGGTTTTGTTAACGAACATACAAGAGCATTAGGCGAAGGTTTGGGCGATGACATACCAATCTTTGGTAGATATTAACTTTTTGTGCGTTGCCACTTCTTATCTTCACTGCTATTTCGATAAAAAAGAGGTAAAGTATGACCATTAACCTATCAGATAATAACCCAAGGGTATCTTACACAGTTGCTCAAGGTGCAACGCAAACATCTTTTGCTGTGCCATTTGAGTTTTTTGATAATGATGATTTGAACTTTTATGTTGATGGTACATTAAAGACATTAACAACTCATTACACTGTATCTGGTGGTGATGGATCTACTGGCACAATAACAACAACGACTGGCAATAGTGTGACAGGCATTTCGGGTGGGTCTACAGTCATTGTTACACGCTCTATAGACTTAGACCGCACAACAGATTTTCCCTCATCAGGGCCGTTTAATATTGCCTCTCTGAATACAGAGCTTGATAGGTTAATTGCTATTACTGCTGATCTTCAAGACGATGTTAATAGATCTTTGAAGCTAATTGATTTTGATAGTGCTGTTGATACCCAAATGCCATTGCTTGCTGCTCGTAAAGGTACAGTCCTTGGGTTTAATGCAAGCACTGGTGTTCCAGAAGCTGGGCCACAGATTGCTGATGTTGGTACTCTTGCTGCAATTACAGCTGATATTACAGCATTAGCTGACATCGAGGATGGCACAGTATCTACTGATGCCATATCAGGATTAAATGCTGTTAAAGCAAATGTTGTTACGGCTGCTGGCATAGCAGCAAATATTACAACAGTAGCTGGAATAAGTTCTAATGTTACAACTGTAGCTGGAGTAGCTTCAAATGTAACAACCGTTGCTGGGATTGCTAGTAGTGTTACAGCAGCAGCAACTAATGAAACAAATATAAATTCAGTAGGTTCGAATATAGCAAATGTAAATACGGTAGCTGGAATTGCAGCAAATGTTACTACAGTTGCTGGAGTTGCTAGTGATGTATCTGTCGTTGCAGATAATGCATTAGCTTTAGCCATTGCTTTAGGATAGGAGATAAAAATGGCAGATGACGCAACAGTCGTTTCACAGGTTACAGTGTTACCAGATGAGATAGCGCAAACTATTTCTACCACAACCACTATTAGCCCAGCGGA